ATCGAATTATACAACTGCATAGGCAAAGAATCGGGCCTAAATCTAAGAGAGGGTGGCGGAGCACAAGGTAAGCTATCCGAGGAAACTAAAAGAAAGCTTTCCGAAAACAGAATGGGAGAAAAACACCATAACTATGGCAAAAAGCTGTCTGATGAACACAAATTAAAGATAAGTATTGGCGGAAGAGGAAGAAAATTAAGCCCGGAGCATATAGCGCAAATACGTTTAGCTAATAAGGGGAAAAAACTTTCTCAATGGCAAAAGGACCAAATATCAAAATTCCATAAAGGGCGAACAGGGTTATTGTGCCACAATTCAGTGCCAATCCTGCAATATGATTTAACCGGAGTGCTCATTAAGGAATGGAGTTGTGGTCAGGATGCAGCGAGAGAGCTTAATCTAAATCAAAGAAATATTTCAACAGTTTGCAATAAAAAACGGCTTACCGCAGGTGGTTTTTATTGGTCGTTTAAAGAAACGCCATTGATGGAGTTCCCAAAAAAGGGCGATAAAAAGAAGAAGCCATTAATTCAATTATCAAAATCGGGGGAATTTATTGCAGAATGGGACTCGGCAAAATCGGTCGAGGAGGGACTCGGTTTAGATCAACGGAATATTGGTACATGCCTAAGAGGCACAACATCTTCAGCCTATGGCTTCATATGGAAATATAAAACTGCCCACCAATGATCAGACGAACATCATACCCACGAACACATATACCGCAGAAGCCAAAACAATTCTTATATACCCCAATCGAATTCAGGGTTAAGCAAACACACCCTTACCCTGAAGATAATAAGCATGAATTTGAGCGATGGTTTTTCGATAATACTCAGCCCGATGAAATAACCGGCAGAACATACCTGCCTATTTTCTGGACGGCTTACTGGTGCAATAATGGGTATGGTGTTAAAGAAAAGAGCCGGAATAATTTGCAGCGCTTCATTGATAGCCTGGATCGCGATAAAAAATACTTCACCATTTGCCAATACGATGACGGCCCGATGGTCGATTTTAAAGACCTGGATATCGTTGTGTTCGGTATGTCTGGCGGCCGGATAGATTACCCTATACCCTTGCTTTGTCAACCACATGGGTATAAATTCGATTGCAAGCGGGATATATTCGCATCGTTCGTAGGCGGGGATACGCATCCGATACGGAGGCAATTGGTTGAACAGTTTGCTGGTAAAAAGGATTGCATGGTGATGATAAAGAAATTGCCGCTGAAAGAGTACTGTAATGTTTTGGCAAGGTCAGTATTTGCGCTGTGCCCGCGCGGGTATGGGAAAAGTAGCTTTAGGATAGCCGAGGCAATACATTATGGGGCGGTGCCGGTGTATGTGAGTGACGAATTTGTATTTCCGTATAACATATTATATCCTGGTATTTTTCTTCAACCGGGTGGTGATATTTATGGTTTTTTAAAACAGAGAGATCCAGACGGCCATTTAGATGCTATGAAGGAGTTAGGGCAATACTACACCTACCAGGGTTGCAAACAAAAAATACTACAGGAGGTTAACAAATGAAAATAGTATATAATCAAGACGGTATTATTATCGAGCAGCACGAGGCTGGTAATGCAAATGAATTGCATAAAAAATACTTTCCTCTTTCCGATGGTATAAAATTTGAAGAAAACTGCTGGGTTGTTCCATTGATAGGTAAAAAAGATGGAATTACGCTTTATTATCTCGTCGCTTTGGTTGACGAGCAAAAAGAACTTGGCGAAATTCAATTAAGGGAAAGCGTAAATGTTTTAAAATGGAGGCTGAAATAAAATGACCATCATTGAAAAAATAGATATCCCGCAACTCAGCCTTTCTCAACAGAAGATAACTGATTTCATAGAATTGTCTATAGAACTGCGCGATAACAGCGTAGTATATACTGCAAAGTTTTATGCCGACGAACCGGTTGATGATAAAGACGAGAGCTTAGGATGGCAAAACAATTTTAACTCATTCAGATGTATTGCAGCGAAAACAGCCATATCTGGTATTGAAAAAGACTTCTTAAAAGATACCAAAAAGTGGGCGGTATATATTATGGTTAGCGGATTTAATAATGATATAAAGGTTTATTTTAAAAGAGAGAGTGAGGCCGAATCGCTTTTTGAAAAACTACATAAATGGTTGTATGAGTAAATTGTCTATAATTATTCCTTACCGTAACCGAGCCTCCCATCTCGCCAAATTCCTTCAGCATTACCGGCCGCGACTACCGAAAGCCGAATTTCTGATCATTGAGCAATCGATACACAAACCTTTCAACCGGGGGCTGATTAAGAATATTGGCGCCCTGCAATCAAAAGCCGATTACTGTATTTTCCATGATGTGGATATGCTGGTCCAGGGTAAAGCGGATTACTCCCATCCCGAGCATCCTACTCACCTAGCGACCCATGCCAGCCAATTCGGATGGAAGATGCCACATGATAAGTATTTCGGTGGCGTGGTTGCCTTTAACCGGTCAGATTTCGAAAAGATAAACGGTTATAGTAACCAGTTCAGCGGTTGGGGCGGCGAAGATGACTCATTGTATTACACCGTATTATCCGCCGGACTGCAGATCACCACCCGCGAACACCGCTACCTTTCCCTCCCCCATCCAAAAGATCACCCTACCGGTTACGATCCCGTCAAAATGGAACAAGCGAAGCAACCCCGGCAGCCTGATGATGGGTTAAATAATTGCCAATATTCCATTGTAGGCAATCGGCCAATTCCCCAGGGTAGGATTATAACAGTTGATATTTAAATGATTTTGTACATTTCATCCCTAAAAACCCAAAAAGATGAAATTATTATTGCCATTACTGTTACTCCTGTGCTTGAATTCATTTGCCCAGAAATTGGCTATTAAAAAAACGGTGGACAAAATGGATGGAACTGAATATTATGTAGCCTCCAAATCGTTAAAACTAACCAGCCCTACAAGGAAATGGTTCACTATTGACCCAATTATTAAAAAGAATGATGATAGTGAGATTGAATGTACTGGACTTTTTATAAAGTTCTATGGCGTAGGCGCTTGCAATGAAAATGATGTATTGGATTTCCTATTTGCCGATGGGAGTAAATTAAAAATAAAGGCGTGGAATAGATTTGCATGCAAGAATAATTCAGGCTTTTTTATTGACTCTACTGATGCATTAGGGGGCTGTCTTACTTCGATTAAATTACTGAATAAACCAATAAAGAGCATTAGATTTTCTAATGGGAAAACATATGATAATCTAACTGTGGACTTGCCGGCAAAAGATAGAAATTACTTTGCCGAATTGAATGCGGCATTAAATAATTAATCCTCCTTCTCGATCTCCATATAACAACTATTACAAACAATTTGCTTCAAGCCCGTTGCCTGTTCATTAATTACAGAAAATTGCTGATACTGTTTTCCGTAAATAGGCTCTTTGCAAGCGGTACATGGTTCAGCCGTACATGGCACCTCCCGCCACTCCAAATGGAATTCTATCATGAATTTGCTGCTTTCCACGCAATATACGCAGGAGTTACGAATACCCGGTCCTTGTCGGTCTGTGGCACCTGGCGTTGATTTACCGGCCGGATCGAATGCCCGCACCTGTAACCACCCCGCCTGATAAAGAAGTTGCTGGCGTCTGTCCCGGGGATCATGCCGTAAGGCAGTCCGGTTTTTTCGTAAATCTCGACCGGTTGCATTTTACCGGTCTTTTTATTCAAATAAGTAAGTCCCTCGCCGCGCAGTAACGCCGGCACCTCGCTGATATGGAAGTATGGACGATCGGTCATCGCGTCGCAGAAATGTCGAGTATTGACTATATCGGTATTGTCATATTTAAACCATTCATAACCAAGGTCAGACGAAACCAATTGCGCATACTGGTTACTAAACTGATTGACCGTATCGGTTGTAACCTGCCCTATATACTTCTCCATAGTTCCGGGTGTCTGGGTATTAACCAGGTTTTCCCGCAACTGTTCGGTGAGTGCCTTATAGCTTCCCCCTGTCGTTATGTTTGTCCGTAGGATATCAGCAATGGGCTCTGCGATATTGGCTCCTATGCCCGCCTCCGTGAGCTTTGAAACGGTATCGGATATAGCCTGTTCGCGAATTGCTTTCAGTATTGCTTTAGGCTTGAACTCCTTATCAATGCCTTTCCAGTATTCGTTTTGTAGGTTGGCGATCTCGTTAAATGACCGTGCGAAATCCTTTACCTCACTTTTATAACCATCGGTCAGAATTATCCGGTTGAGCTTGTTTTTAATGGAATTGATCAGCGATAAGTTTTTCACGGTCGCTTTTATCTTGCCATTCTGCAAATCCAACTTTCGCAGATCGTCCTGTAATGAATCATATATATCTTTCTGAATCGCAGGAATCCGCTTATTCATGTTCGATATCGAATCGTTGATCTTTTTAAGTATGTCGCTGAAGTCGGCCATTAATAACCCCAGGGTTTACGCGGCTTCTTTGGTTTTGGCTTTTTCATACACCTACTGACATTAAAAGTTCATCAATTTTTTTGTTCAATCGTGCAGCCAAATCAGGCTTGCCAGCTTCAACCGCTCTTGTCGCCGCTAAAGATAACTGTTGTATTGCCAAAGGAAGCTTACCGATTTGATCTGTATCTGCATTATTTGCCCCCCCCTGATTCGCGTCATCTTCAATTACCGTATCCGCAATTATAGCCTTTGCCGAATCAAGCAAAGCCGTAATCTCCTTTGCGTACGCAAGCAGCTTCACCTTCTGATCCTTCAATGGCTTGCCGGCAAAATCAGGATCTTCATCCAGCGCCCGCTGAACGAACTCGCCAATGTTACTACTCACGATATATGTTTCCTGCAATATGCCTTTGTTTGACAGCCTGGCCATCTTTTCATCTTCGCTGATATTTGGCAGAGGGTCGAGCTTCAAAGTAAGGGAAACCAGGTCGCGCACTGATTCATCAGTATTGAATCTCTTGCTTGCGTAATCAATTTCCATGGCGTTTACGATCACTGGATTTGTTTTCCCGGTTTTGGCTGAATTTAATTCGGTCTGCATATCGGTGATGGAAAACAGGTCGTACTTTTCGGGCACCGGTATTTTGGGTAGCATTTTATCAATTTCCTCAAACGAGTAAACGTTTTTGTACCGGTAATATGCCGTTATCTTATACGTGCTATCCATTATTTTAACCAGGTCCTCTGCAATAGCATGTATGGTATTATTCTGCTGATCTCGATCAACTGTTTTGGCTACACCCGATTGCGCCAGTGGTACTTCAGCTAACTCCTGAAAATTGATAGCCGCAAGCCCATCGTAAATGTGCTGACGAACGCTATCCTCCATCAACTTAACGATTGCAATGTCCTTTATCACATAACCTTTTGGCGGATTGGGGATGCTGCCGCCACCCTCTAATGCAGAAGTTGGCCTGATCAATAGTTTCGAATAAGGGCCCGTAGCGATATAACCATTACTACATCCTGTATTATCGCATGGTAAATGGGTGGGCAGTCCGCAGCCTTCAGTCCATGAAGGGTTTCTCCTTTGCCCAGTTCCTTTACAGGTCGCGCACTCATGCTGCGTGAATTCCCATGGCTCAGGGTACACATGCAGCACCTTAGCCGCCTGCAGGTCACTATATTCACGCACCGCTTCATCCAATTCTGGCAACATGCCAGCTATTCGACTTTTGAAAAGGAAATTATGGCCTTCGGTTTCGCAGACGATGCCCCCCATCTTGAAGCATGGCATCATGTCCAGCCCATGTACGTATGGCTTATCTGGGATCATTGTGCCTTTTGCGTCTACCTGGTTATATTTAGTTATCGCAAATGCATCCACGTAATAGAATGATTTACCCTTTTCCATGGCGCCCTTCTTCGTTACATACATGCAACCCAATGGGTTATTGAGTAAAGCGTTTTCGCCATGGTTGAACATAACAACGTCGCAGCAGTCGAATAGTACAGGATAAGGTTGAAGGAAATCAGTCTCATCGATTTCATTTTCAAGTGGCATAATTAACACAACGCCATTCGAATCAGTAAGATATCTTTTTAACGCAACTGAAAATATCCAGTTGGTTATCGATCCGAAGTAAGGGAAATCCGTTTCACAATAATCTTCAAGCGTTTGGCCCTCACGAATAAGTGTAAACACCCCGAGTTCCGGATATTTAATAGACCAATCGGCACTACGCCTGATTGATCCAAGACTAGCCAGTACCCTTTCAAATGTTGGCTGAGTCTTAGGTACCCAAATCTTTTTACGATACTCCTGCACCTCTAACGGCTCATTGGGCCGCCGACATTCTATCAATTCGGTCGGGTATGTCCCTTCCGAATGCGGCTCAAAATCCTTACAATTTTTATTCGCCTTATCATAATAATAATGGGTTTGCTTATCAACAAAATAAGGCTTCAGTGTATCGTATGATGGTAATTCGTAGGCCATACTTACATTTTTTGTCTATCTGGTATAAATGATTTTTTATCGATCAGCGGGAAAACATGTTGAGTCTGAAACTTATTTGCCGCGCATTTAATAACCCTGTCGTAAAGTTTTTTAATATCGCCCGTTGCATAATTACTCCCGCAGCTCAGCAAGTAATACCGGTTATATATTTCCTCGAAACAGGTTGTGTTGTTCCCATGGAGTCGCGGCCATAAGGCCGGTATCCACTTGTATTGGTGGGGCTCAATGCCGTGAATAGCAGCGCTGATATTAATACCCAGCTCGTCGGGCACCTGGTCGCCAAACATAATTATGCTTTTTAGCCCATGACTGGTGTTGATCTTCCTCGCATCGGCAAAGAACTGTTTAACCTTTTCGGTCTTTTTGAAATAAATCACCTCGCTACGCCACTGATAAATTTTCCCATTCAATTCATACTTTTTCACAATCTCATCTACATCGGCCCAGAAATAATATTTCTTGCTGATCTCGGACCGGTCGTTAGTGTTAATATTATAATGGCCTTCTGTTATACCCGTATACTCAAAGGTCGAAAGCTCATCCATTAATTGCCCAGGCCCGCGCTTTGGTAACCACGCCATGTCCGCATCGAGGAAAAGCGTTTCCTCGAACGGGCTCAATTCGTCCAAATGAAGCTTACACGCAAAGCCTTTCACCTTCGCCTCTGGCAATAAAATCATTTCATCGAAAAATCTTCGTTGATGGACGCTCAAATGATTCAGTGAATTTTCGCTATGAATAATGCAGATAGGAAAATCGGGGTCAATCGCTTTTATTGACATTGCCAGACAGTAGGCCATTCTACCGTAGTACGGATGCCCGGTAGCCAGCAGTAAGATCCCGCGTTTGTTTAGCATAAGCCTGTATATGTAATGATCAAATTCCCGCCGCTTGTTGATATTTCAACCGGAACGCCAGGGCTTGATTGTAAAGCACAAATGAATCTCGTTTGACTGGCCGGCACTATTACATTTTGCTCAACTCCATTGCAGTCTAAATATGTTGCAGTGCCGTATAAAAGGAAATGGGTGTTGTCTATTTGATAATTTCCGCAAGCTTCCGTATCGCTCGGAGGTGGCAGACTAAAAATTACCGGTCCCGCATAATTGCTATCCAGACTACAGCAATTGCTGCGAACATAGAATCTTAAAAAGTTCTCATTACTTGGTAGTCCTGTTACAGCAACAGATACGCCTGCCGCATCCCCACTTGCAATAACCTCGCCGGTAACAGGTCGCCGTACCTCCCAATGATACCCACACGCGGGCGCAGGAGACGGCGCCGTCCAGCTAAATGATGCACTCGTGTCGCTGTCCAGTGAAACTAATATAGGATCAAGGGGCGCCAAACAGGTCGGCGTCGGGTCAGTCCCGTTTATATCGCCGATGATATTTGCCTCATCGTATGACCCGTTCGGGCACCGAGCGCGATACGTTGCCAGTACAATACTATTTGCATCGGAAAGTAGTGGTTTGGCGTGGATAATTATATCACTACCGGATATAATGCAGCTATCTAAATATGTTGTATTAAAGGAGACTAATGAAATAACAACCGGGCTACAGCATATCGAATCATTATCCAACACCGGTACGCTTACCGTTTCATCTTCATCGATAGTTCCAATGTTATCATCAACGCATACAACTTGCGATAATTCCTCGCAGGTTTGACAGTTATCATTTGAGTAATTGAAAGGCGTCACCTGAACCTTGAATGCGGCTTTTGCCAGTGGGAAATCCAGGAATTTAGTCCATTCTATATCGTAATCATTACCCTCCAATGAAACACCGGTTGATAAATACCTGCCTTCGATGGTAACGTCGTCATGCGATAATGCTATTATCAAGCGCTCGTGAATTTCTTTAGGCAGGTTATCGGTTTCGCCCTCAAATACTTTACGAATTATAACCGATTGCACCTTCGTTGAACCATCGGCCCGACGAAATACGTTCGCCTCACGCGGATATTGGGGGCGTGTGACGTAGAAGGGCAATCTGATTCTATTCTTAAAAGACATATATTGTATTTAACATATAATAATACTAACAGCAATGAACACACTACCTTATTACAATGATGCCGCTGGCCGGCCCTCCAAAATCGAAACCCAGCACATTAGGCGGGTATGCATCAAACGTCGCTGTAATGCCCATATTGACAAGGTTCGTTCCGTCAGATATCCACACCTGAATTGTGGGCACAGGTCCGTAAGCCGCCTGTAGGCTCGCAGTATAAGGAATGCTTAATGTACTTGCGTTTTCGAATGGAACTATTGTAGGCTCACATGAAAGCTCGCCCTGTATAGTCGTTCCCGATCCACAATAATTGAAGCCAAAGGCGTTTTCGTCTGCCGAATACTCAACCACCGAGGTGAAGCAATTGTCAGACGTGCGTTCAAAACAGTTACTACAGAATTTAATCAACCCTATCTGAACGCGAATCTTAAAACATTCATTATATCCAATTACGTTTGTAAATCCGGGCACCCCGTGCGCCCAGTTTACCAGTAACATTGTATCGCTTACTCTGAATATCTCCGGCAACTCATTGTATGGGTTGGCCGTGAATTCCAATAAGAAATCGGCATCGTCACAGGCGTTAACTATTCCTAATGAAATCGGGCTACCGTACACTCCACAAAGAGCATCTATATCACTATCGGTACCAGTGAGATAAAATTGAAATGCTACGTCGCCATCTTCGTAAACCGGCAGGCAGAAATTTATCTTATCGAAAATGCAATTATCCACCTTGCCCGTTTCTGAGAACTGCACGAACGACTGAGGCGGAGAAATTATCCCGTATGCCATTAACTGTATTTTAGTTTGAGTACAAAATCACATTGCCCTGCATTTAATCTATACCGCAAATTCTGGATATACCCTTTCTTCCACTCGCCGGTACCGCATTGAAATGATATATAGCCATAAGGATTAGTCTTTAACGCCCGATAATCGGCCACACTTAACGGATACTTAAGAGTTGCATACTCCGGATTCCATAACGGCGTCGCCTGTGTAGTATCTGCAAAGTCCATTACCCCCAAGTCTCGGTTTTCCGCCTTTACCCCATTCTCAAATTTGCACGCAGGGTACGCGCCGCCTATTTGTCCCTCTGCCAGAAAGTTACCAGTACCGGATGCAAAGAACAGCTTGTTAGCCGAGTCGTAAATGTTTGGGTAACTATTAGCGATCGACTTAAACCACCGCATGAGGTTTGAGAACGGACGTATGCGCCAATTGTAAAGCGTTTGAGGACTGAAAACATTCGCTGCATTATCTATGTTACCCTGCTCTACAATGAAGCTATATGTTTGTCGTTCAACGCAGATAATAAATGTCTCGTTGTCATAAGTAGTATCAGCGGCTCCGGTTTTTGCAAATGTCTGTTGTCGTGTTACCTCTATCGCGTAACTACCGGCAATTAACTTTGAGGTGATATCAATTGGATTATTGACCGATGATAGGCCTGTGCGATACTTCCGGTTACTGTTCGGCTCGTCAAGGCCATTAACACGCTCAACCTCCCACTTCTGATACCCTGAATCAATGTTGCTATAATGCAATTGCTCCTGAATTGCGATCTCCGCTTCTGGAACAAAAGGCAATGCTAATATTTCAGTATCCTGGTAGAAATACTCAACCGGTTCGATGCGTAACCAATTATAGTCCGGAATGAATGGATTTGGCTCTATGCCCATACCGATGTTATCAATACCACGAAGGCCATCGAACATATCTTTCAAGCTGGCAAAGAATGCAGAGGTTGGCGCCCTTCTGATTTTTAAGCCACTTGATGCGACACGCAAGCTGCCGCACCCGTCTTCGGCGCTCGCGTAAGGCTGACTATCAGTACGGCCATAATAATCTGATTTCACTTTAAGGCAATTATCAGTAATAGCCTCTGTGACCCGGCTCAGGAGTTCGTTAATGGCGTATACGTTCGCGTCAGTTGGTGGACAAGCCTTAACGGCTGAAACCCTAAAATACGTTTCGGGATCAAACGTATTACTAATGGTAAAATCTCCTGGCAACACCGCTATTTCGAGCACCGCATAATAGCCGTGATCCGGTTTTAATTCAATAGTTCCGGTAAATGTTTGATCATAAGATGCAGAATTAGGTCGCGGCCACCCACCCGAGCCAGTTGGCGAGAATATATCAAACTCTTGTATCACCGTAGCATTAGGCCCCAATGTATCATCCGTTTCAGCCGGAAACCATTCAAGCCATCTCAATTTGGCCCACAAAAAGTCATTGTTTCCGTCAATGGAAAAGTTCCCCTTTAGCCTTATCTCATATTCAAATTCGCCACTAAAGCAATCAATATTATCCTCAAATAATATTTGTGGAGATGGGGGTAATCCGCCAAATGCCTGATTCGTTGCAAAGCTACTTGCTACCTCTGCTATTTGCCCGGTGTCAATACTATTAAATATCTCCCTTTCATATACCGGTCTTATGTGTACATATCCACTAAATAACTCTGCATCGGTTATGCCATCTGTATTGCCGGCTAAACTTACATTTCCCTCAGCACGAACATCGAGCGCCTTGGCCGGTAACTCCATTTCAAAGTTCAGCTTATCATATTGTTGCAGGGCCGACATTTTATTGAAAGTGGTAGTAGCATCGAGATCAACCTTTTGATCATACCGATTGCGCAGGGTCATTAAGCAACCGATTTGCTCCACTGGTATTTTAACCAGGCAGGTGCTGCCACAATTTTCGGTATATTTTCCGAAATCGAGTTTGCCTTCGAGGATAACTTCTGGCTCATCATAAATGCCACATGCCTGAAGCGCTTTGAATGTTACATCTGACTTCAATCCCTGCGTTTCCTTTTTGTCTTTAAGATAAGCAGCAGCTGCCCCGTAGAATGCAAGCTCCGACGTGCTAGCCTCGAAGAATATTCCGTGCCAGTTATCGTCCCGCTTCATATTCAGCACTATGTCAGCGAAGCCTTGCGGCTCATCAATTTCAAGATCGTCTAAGTAGAATTCGAAGTACAATAGCTAATATTTTTTTAGTTCCAACTCTAGGGAGTCGATTTTTGATTTAAAATGGAGTTCTTTTAATTTAAGATCCCATTTTGCAATTTCATTTTTATCCTGGTAGTCCATGTATATTTTCTTTATACCTTGGTCGCCTACTTTATCGAAATCCTTTTTGCCGTTAGTAAAATACAACTCCTCGTATTTTAAAGTTTCATTTACTAATAACACCGAAACCGCTTTTGTTACCACTAACGAACTATCCTTATACGCCTTTATCTGTTCTACAATTTTTGCTTTAGGGTTGCTGCATGAAACAAAGAGCACGATTGCGATAACTGTTAAACTTTTCATATATTAACTTTTTTGGGTTAACCCCTAAATTAATATATAGTTTGTTATTTGCTACTATATCTTTTATCCATGTAGTTGTTACGGCTTTGACCCTCCTGTACCCATATCTTAAGCCCATGTTCATCTATGTTTACGTTAGTACCTGGCATCTTCTTAAGCGCCTTTACCAATTCCGATGCTATTTCTTTTGCATCTGGCTGTTTTTGCACCGGTGCTTGCCACTGCATCAATTGCCTGTCTACTGTCGGCATCAGCATTTCCTTAGTCTCTGTCGGGTTATATACCTTATCATCCTTACCCAGCCATACCAGCGTTCTCTTTTTGGCAAGGTACAATTGCCCGTCATGTTGCATTAACTCCATACCGGCCTCACCGATTTCACCGGGGCCTTCATATCGATCTTTTTTACCTTTGGCAAATTTGGGTAACGGGCGGTTGTTGATAATGGCAATTTGTGCGAGACCAAGCGCTGCAGAAATGCCGGCCAGTATTGCATTGTAAGGTGGCGGGGCGCTTGCCAGTGCTTTTGTTATTGCTGAGGCGGTGTTTATTACCGCATTGAATATTGCCAGATTCTTTTCGCGTTGGGCTTGCTCGCGTTTTAATTTTCTTTCTTCAATATCTAATCTTTTATTTCTCGCTTTGGCTTCCTTTTCGGTAATGGCACCGGCTTCTAAAAGATCCGCAACCCTTTTCTTTTCGCCTTCAATTCGCTGATTCTCGCTTTCTGTTTGATTATCATTTATGCCTGAAATAACCGTGGCTATTGCATATAATGCAGCAAAAGCAACTTCCTCTCTTAACTTACTCTCTTCTTTTGTTTTTGCCGTTATGTCCTCCTCTGTTTTTTCATTGATTTCTTTTCTTTTGTCAGAAAGCTGCTTGTATTTTAAATTGTAGTCTTCCTCGCTTATTAGTCGTTGATCTTTTTCGTCCTGCAATGCTTTCAGCCTTGTGTCAACGTCTTTGATTTGCTCGGCTGCTAGTTGTCGAATAGCGGCCTTTCTAACTTCCAATGATTTCCTTTCGTCGCTAATTGTCCTTTGAAGCATTCGGTTAGACGGTCCGTTGTCGGCAGTACGAATATCTATTTCATACTGCGCAGCGTCTTCGATAAATTGCTTTCTAACGGCTAAAATATCGGCATCACGTTTGGCGTTTATTTCTTTGATCTTTGCGGAATTTCCTTCTGCGGCATTGACTTCTGCAGCAGCCGCAAGCTCAATATTCGCTATCTGAAGGATAAGCCTATTGTCGCTATTTGTCTTGATTTGTGATAGCTCGGCAGTGTTAATGTTTATTTGAGCCTCGATAGCTTCTCGTTCTACGCGTTTGTTATAGTCTTGCTGAAGTTTGAACTTCTTTTCAAAGGCATTCTTAATTATTTCTGCCTTCTCGTCTTCGCTTAGTTTAGTGCTGGTTAATTCTGATTGAGCCTGAAGGTCAATTTGTTGTTTTTTCAGATTCAATTCCTCTTGTGACCCTTCCTTAATGTTTATAAGCTGATCATCGATCTTTTTAAGTTGCAAATCAATATCGCGTTTTGCAGCAGCCGCATCAAGCTCGCTCCGTTCTTTAATGGCTTTGGCTGCAATGTTTGTTTTCTCCGCCTCTGTTAGCCCTGCGGCGTTTATTTCCCCCTGCGCTCCCAGGCTTACTAATCTCTTTTGCAATTGTAATTGCTTTTGGCTTCCTTCCTTAGCTGCCAGCAATGCAGTTTCAGCGGCAGCAATTTGACCCTTGATATCTTCTTCGCGGAGTTGTCTGGTTAAGCCGTTTTGTTCTGTTTTTATTTTTACATCGGCCTCTGCGCTATCTTGCGCTAACTGCTTAAGGCGCTCATTGGCGGCCTTTATCGCTTCCTCGTCTGCATCCCTTGAAGTTGTTAAAAACTTCCGCAAACGGGCTATTTCTTGCCTTCTTTTTGCATCAATGTCTTTTTCTGCATTTAGTTGGCCTTCGAGTATTTGAGATTGTAATGCCCCATTTTTTTCAAGTTCAGACGTCGCCTCGTCGCTCCTTAATTTAACCTGGCGTGCATAGTTTTCAAAACCTTCTGTGGCCGCCTCTACTGCTGCATTTAAGTCACCTGTTTGTATTTCTGCCTCTTTGCTGCTTTTTATATAAGCAGCCATTGCTGTTACAACCAAGATTAAAGCGGATATAAACAGCAGGATAGGGTTTGCGGCCATTGCGGCGTTTAAGATTCTTTGGGCGATAGCCGCCCCTAGCCTAACTACAATACTTGTAGATTGTAATCCGTTTTCAACTGCCAATTGCGCGTTGGCTATTATCTTTTGTTTGTTGCTGAATAATTGGACAACCGCACTCTCTTTTTGAAGGGCATTGCCTACGGTTTGCAATCCTTGCAGTATCGCCATGACTGCATTTACCTTAAGGAGTGTTTTTTGCAGATCTTCGTTCTCATCACCAAACAGCGCAGCTGCTCCCTGCGCCACCGCGAACCCACCGGCCACCGCCTGGGCCGCCCCAATAAGACCGTCTAGCGTCTGGCTATTAGCTGCGGCGTTTTTTATTTCAGCCCCAGCATCGCCCATTGCATCCTTTATATTACCCGCTTCGACAACCAAGGCCTTGAATGCTTCAGTACCATCCTCGCCAGCCAACTTCATCGCCGTTATCTGCTCAGTAAGGATCTTTAGTCGCTGACGCAGGCTATCCGAAGATTTTTCTACCTCCGTTTGACCGCTACCCAGCGCCGCAGCAAATTCTTCCGCGCCTACTCCGGCCTCTTTCAGCGTTTCTAAAACGCCTTCATTAAAGCCGGTCATGAAATCCTGGGTAAACTTTTTAGTCGCCTTGTCAACATCTTCCAGGTTCTTTTTTAATGGCGCGGTTGACGATGCAGCCTTTTTTATTTCAGCTGACTGTTTACTTATTTCAGCATTAGTTTGTTTGAATGCAGACGCGAGTTTACTATCGACAGCGCCTGTCTTTTCCAGCTTATTAATAGCCGTATCCAACTGCGCATCGTCCGTTACGAACTCAATGATGACCTGCTGTGTTTCTGCCACTTTCTTTAATTTGCTTTTTGAGGGAAGCTAGTTTTGAATCAAGTATTTGGTAATACTCAGTAAGTGGCATGCGGTTGTACGCATCGATTAGGGAAGGATTAAAATCAGCAAGCCAATGGATCTGCTCGGTATGATCATCTACTGATTTGCTGACAATATTTTTGTAAGATCGGTTAGGTGTATTCCGGCGACCTGCTCGGCTACCTGAAAAAACATTTTTGTGTTTCCGGTAGCAGGCATTAAGGACGGTATCAATTCGCTGGACAGCCTGCTCAAAAAAAAATCCAGAGTGTCGCCAGACTTCTTCCACTGCTCAATCTTCTTCTTATTATAATCAAATGAATATGAATACGGGCTTTCGGTGTTGTCAAAAAATATTACACTGGCCAGCTTATAAACGAAGTCCGGTAACGGCATAAGCTCCAGGCGCTCCTTAAGGTTCAGGTTTAACTGAGCGATATACATAATACTGATCTTCTTCGGATCGCTCAGTAGCTTCTCCATGGCCTTTGTGTGCAGTTCCAGGTATGCTTTATCAACCTTCATTTCCATCTCAGCATACACCGCTAATGCCGCCAGCATGCGCCCGGTCGGTACTTCAGCCGTTTGATCAAACATGTAATAAGTCGTGCCGCCTAATTGAAATGCTTCAACCATTTTATAACGACCATCAAGCAACCGGCTGCGGAAACGTTTCCTGAAGAGCTTTCTCCAATTCATCCAAACTTTTTAAAGGAACAACCACTTCGTTCTTCCGTTTTATTTTAAATTGATTCTTCGTTTTGCGGATATAGATTAAATACGGGCCGTTTCGGTATTTGTCGTTTCTGACACCGCCGCAATCACATGCACCGGATGGATAGAAGCCGAATGATGATATGGTTTGTTCATAGCTCATTTAAGTTCTTTGATCTTTTGGTAAAGTCTCGATGAAATAACTATAGGCCCGACCCCCGTAGGCGCTGGGCTGGTTATATCAATTGGTTGCTTTGACCACCTATCGAAATAAGCCATTATCCCCTCATTCTTTTTTCGCTTCAGCATCTTTCTTGGTTTCACATTTTTCATGGCTCCATTTGTTTACAATTATATTCGCCCCCATCGCCCCGACAACCACAACCGGCCATTGCCATAGTTCATGGTGCCATGGGATCAGCCAGTAAAGAATACCTCCGTAATGCGGCGCCATGCAAACGTTACACGCGAATACGGCCGGGTGAATAACATCAGGCAAATGATCTTCCAGCCAATCGCCGAGCTTACCGAATATCTCATCTGGCTGCATCGTGTAATGGATGGACAAAACGAGTAGGGCGATTATGATGATTTGGGTGATCAATTGACTTTTCCTTTGGCTTGTTGTTTACGCATTTCGTCTAATCGTTCTTGCCATTTGCTATGTGCGTTAATCCCTTCGCTTACGTTTTTTGTAAGATCATTGTATCTATCCCGCAATTCGTTTGTAGTCGATTTGTGGTGTTCGATGCGTTTTTCAAAATATATCTTTCGTCTATAAGATGCCCATAAATCATAAATAATAACACCGCCTAACAACAATAAGCATAACCCAATACTGATTAATATCGGACTTATTACCCACCACCATGACCAGTCAATGACCTTGCATAATTTCAATACAATGAAGGCGATTGTTAAAAGACCGGCAAAGCCAACGCCGCCAGATGATGTTTTTGAATCACTCATGATTGCTGTTTCAATTCAAAATATAATACCATTTCGAGGCCACCCATTCCATTAAAATGACTTTTCGAGTTTACGAACTTATAAGATGACCAATCTCTCAGAAAAGTATCAATCTCCAACTGTATTGATTCCTTTATTTGCTTTTCCGTTTTGGCTTTATAGTTATAAATAACTTTGGTGACCTTCAATTCCCTTGGGTTGTTTTGTTCAATTGTGATATCGGACTCCCTAGCCGGACCCGGCGAGCATGCGTCAAATGGCTTGTCTGGTATTTTTAGGTTACATCCGCTTATTCCGCTCATATTAGCCAATTTTTATAATTCCTGTTGCCGACCCACCGTGATCGATGACTATACTTGTCACAGGATAATCAAACTTCACCTGCGTCATTATGCCCGCTGCCACATATTTCGTACCATCCCAATAACTCACGTTCACGTTCGGAACCGGCCCATACTGCGATTGTAACGAAGGGCCGTAGGCTACCGTAGTAGTGGCGGTATTGAAGAATGGTATTATGGTGGGGGCGCAGCAACTCATGATACCAAGATATAGCCATCCGCAGGACCAGCATTTGATACGATAATCGAAGTAAGAACTCCATCAGTAAACACCTCCTGAATTGCCACATCAACCAATTGATAGGTTGTGCCGGATACTAAATGAAAAACCTGGATCACGGGGTTATTTCCAAATGAGGTCAATAACCCGGAAGTCCATGGTATCGTTATCTCGTCATCGTTTATAAATGGAAATAATTGAGTTTGACTGCCAGCCGCCGGCGTACAACTGAAGTCGCAACCGATCGTATCTTTCTCGTATGTGCCTCCTTTGACGGTGAAGCTAATGCAATCATATTCCTGGGCCGCCTTGAACTTAACCGGCTTACATCCTGCATCCTGCACCTGAAGCGTGAATTCGCCGGAATACTGGGTAAGTAATCCACTCGGCAACTCGTCAACTGGTATTACCCAGAAACCATTGGCGTCAGTGGTGAATTCACCTTGATATTTATTCCCGAACTTGTCGGTAATGATCCACCTGTAGTCAGAAAGAGGCGCCAATTGGGCGTAAACCTGAATTGCCAGGTTACATTTGGCTAAATAATCCTGAAAGCATGAATTGCATTCCATGAACTAAAGTTACAGGAATTTCAGAAAAGATTGAATTTATTGAAACTATTGTTTGAGAACCCATTTGAAGAACATATTGCATAAATATCGGTAGGTGTCTAAAACATCTGCCTGTTGGGCCGGATCATCTCGGTCCTGCTTTTGAATAGTTCCATCCGGTAAAACACGCACATTTTCGAAATCAAATACCAGGGTTTTGCACTTAACTGGATCGATAGTTACCTTAACCATTGCCAAGACAGCGTTGGCCAGCACTTGGTTCTCTTTTAATCTTGGGTTGACCGTTGGCACCTTTAATTGACTAATACCAAGATTCAGTTTTAACTTAATGACAGTGTAAAAATTGGCATTGTCCTGTACCAGGGCTGTGGTATTTTGGCCTGTAGCATCCCCAGTAACCATCCAAAGGGCGCCCGGGTAATGTAGCAGGATATAATCACAAAGGGCGTATATATCACTACTATCCAGCTTTATACACTCAATTCCATACAAGTGATAATCATACCACTGCCATATTGATGCAGTGATAGGCGATTTGTTGAAATCAAAAGAAACCATCGTTTCGTACGATCGATTCCACGTCGTTGGCCCTAAGTGCTTTGCCCTGTCAAAGGCAAATATGAATGGTGAGTTATTCTTTCGCCTACCTGGCAGCCCCAATGTGAAAACCCGGTAATAATACGGGTCGATATTAGCCAACATTTCGAGAAAGGCGATACGCTCGGGGCTTACCTTTGGATTACTTTTATATGTCGTATGGGTTGAAGTATAGGTGTATTGAAAAGCCTTTCCAGATGGCAATTGCAAATCCCAGCTGTAACTACCATTTGGATCTTTGCCAGCAAAAAAGTTCTTCCATAACCAATGCTCCTCGAAATCAATTCCAAACTCCGGATTGAACGAAACCCGTTGCTTTACTTTCGCGTTATTGGCTCGCAATGTGGTTGTTACAGTAATAAAGTCATCTAATGTAAGCTGGTTTCCTTCTTCGATCCAGCTGTGCGATGGGTTACGGGTGGATTTAATTGATTGCGGATTGTCGCAGCCTCTCCCCAGGAACTTATTACCATTTACACACTCAATCGTCAGGGGAGCGACCTTGAAAGTAAATAGATGATCGACCCCCCAATTCTCACAGATGTTTTTAATAGTTTCCCATTGACTTTCTTTAATCGAATTAAAGGTTTTTTTGATCAGCATGCATTTGAAGTAAGGAAGGCTTAAGCAGTCTTTAATTAACTGCTGCGCAATATCCTGTGACTTACCGCTGTCTCGCCCTCCCCAATAAAAATCAATGTGGGCCTCTGATTTTAATAGATGATGATAGCATGGAAGAAATGCTTTCTTTGGGATATTAACCGTTATCTGGTTCGTCATCATCCGTAATGTTTACGTTGATTACAGGGGCTTTCTGCTGGTTATCTAATTCGAATATGCCCAGGTGGCGACCGAGCTTTTCAAGGGCTGAAATTTTATCGTATAGCTTGAATTGAATACTTGTTTTTTTACCGGAGGATTCGCCACCGCCATTAAATTCCGTTACAGTTTTTTTAATTGATTCAACCGCAGCCACTTTATCTCTATCAATGGTGGTCAAGTCCTTTATTTCATTGCCCGTATCTATATAATCATGAATATTTGCGAACCCCAATTTCTTAAGTTCGTCAATTACCTGCTGCGCAAGTCCTTCATTCTTAGTTGATAATGATTGTTTTAACTCGGCTATGAAATCTTTTACATTAAGCTTTGCTAAGAGTTGAGATGACTGCTCATTAGCGGTCTTTGGGCTATACCCAGCCCGAATTGCAGCCTGAGTTCCGTTGAGGTCTTTGATGTATTCCTCGCAAAACCGTTTTATTTTCGGGGTTAATTCATCCATATGCAACCATAAAGTTACATTTCTTCAGTCTTTTCTGAAAATTCAATTAATAGGTTCCACGTGGAAACCCTCTCCGTACAGTAAAACCATCTCGCGGTATTGGTAGTAAGATTTAATACCCACCGGCTACCTCGGGTCTCGCATACCGACGGCGCATAAGTTATCGTCCTATAAACAGTCTTCTCCCCCGGAATCTTAAACTCCTCCATCAACCCCAGGCTCCCCAGTCGTACAGTTTTGGCTTTCATAGAACATTGTTTACCATTTATATCCGAAATCTTTTTTCTTGATCTTTACCATGCGGCCATCTGGATGATGCCAGACGATGCCTTCGATGTCCATCTCCGCAAACCAAGCTTTTAGGCCATCGAAAGCTATTGGAGCGCCGGTGATAATACTATCGCTATGTGCAATAAGTAGGTGCTTTTCAAAACCATCTTTATTGCCGTTAATCTTTGGCCCAACCAATTCGTATGTTCCATCATAACTGAGTGACCCGAAATCGGTATTCAGAAAGGCTTCATTATGCCAGCGATCTTCTTTAGCTGTAGTAACCTCCAACCACCCCGGCCAATGACCGGTAACCGGATCTGGATCTTGCGCCGGGATAAACTTGGCAGGCGGCGCTTTCCCTTTCTTCGCATCGTAGCGCTTGTAAAGGATGCCATCTCTTATCATACAACACGTCCCGTCCCATTTACGGGTAGCGATACCTTCGCCATTTATAACCCATTCGGCACCGGGCGTTACTTCGTTTCTGACCAGTCGGTCGCCATCGTAATTCCTTTGAAATAGTGATATTATCTTTTGCATAAAATTGATTTATATTTACCTATCCCCTACAACCTCTCCATCTCCCACTTAACAACCCCTGCCAACAATTCCTTCGCCGCCTTACGTTGCTGAATTTCGTTTCCCAGTTCAAGCGCAATAAAAAAACTATCTGCCAGGGATCTCAATTGCGGTACTCCTGGCGCTGCCGTATCCTTCTCGACCTGGTGGCCTATCTCGATTAGCGCCGATTGTAATTTGCGGGTGTGTAGTGGGTTCATGGGGTTTAAATTTCAGCTTCAGGAAGGTTATTAAATTCGTCATCTGTTAACCACAATGGGGTAATAGTATATTCAGGTAAATCATCTTCTGGCGTGTCTGGTGGATATTCTTTCATATCTTCCTCGATCCAGGTCATGGCCCCTGATAGCTCCATGACTATTTTTGAAACATCTGCGCCGTCACTTAATTGATAATATAGCTTTTTCATCCTTACTTATTTATTTGATTGTTTCCATTGTTCGTATTCCGCGAGGGTGGCAGGTTCGTAACAATTTGTATAACAGAAAACCCATTGTCCATTTTCAACCTTGCCCTCTCCTGTGCGATGCCAATTCACTTTAAGCACTTCGCCGGGCTGTATAATTTGATCAGGCGTTTTAATACACCTTACAAACTCCGGCATTTCCTCAACCTTCCGATCGCTCCACCAGGGTAATGGCTGGAACAGGTGGGGGTATTTCTCCCATTCAACAACACATACAGGATCACCATGCTGATTTAGAACAGCCGTCTTACCGTTATCAGTGAATATATCATCTACGTTATACATGTCCGGAAAAGGCTGGAACGGGATCGGCGCAATACATTTGTATCGGGGAATTAAAAGAACTTCAGGTGTCATCGTTTGTTTTGTTTTTGGTATTCGTTCCAAATTTCCTTGTCGGTTAAATAATAGGACTCATTGTCTGCATTCTTTGCCCAGCCAGTATGATTTCGAGGCTCCCATCCTTCTTCTCTTAACCACCTTATAATCGCTACTTCATTCTCCTTCTGCTCAACCGGCTGTTCGTTGGGCTGCTGGATACGCATAGCTTCCTCGACTGCCTTTTTCAATCCTTCGAAGTTTACCCGATACTTCCCGACCTGATCGGCTTCAACCAGTTCGCTATGTCTTGCCCATAACTGGCCGTATTTTATTTCTTCCATTAATCAAGTATTTTATGAACGTAAACCAATTCGAGCAGGGTTGCGATTTCGGGGAAGGTGTTTAATATTTTGTTGCTTCCTGCAATGATGCCA